CTTTCTGAGCTAGTGGAATCTATTGGCGAAAAAGCAGGATTCAAAAAACTGCCAAACCAAAACAATGTTGGCGACGACGAGCCAGCATGGAAATCAATGTTAAAACAAGCAAAAGCGAAAAAATCAGGGAAATAATGAAAGCAAAATTCAGTTTTTTTAGAGATAAATTAAACGTTTCTTTTTTCTCAAAAGGAAAGAGACACGAACACGCATGGGATGTGTCGGCACTTGCTACTTATGTAGATGAGCAGTCGCCAGAAATCATGGCGGATTTAGTTAACGCAGGGAATTTGAAGTCAAGAATTAAGACTTTGACCAACGTTAAAGGACAGCAAAAAATCAAAACCATTAACAGTGCGCCGTCTTTACAGGCTGCAGCTTCTTGTGGATGGTCTGCTTCTGGTGGGATGATCCTAACAGATGAAACAATTACAACCGTTAGAGTAAAAATCCAAGAGGAATACTGTAACGAGGACTTAAACGAGACATGGGCAGAGTTAGAAAACATTGTTGGAGCAATGGCACAGGATGAAAATCCACCGTCATTTGCTGACGCAATGTTAGCGTACTACCAGTTAAGAGCGCAAGAGTTAGACGAAAATCTAATGGTTAATGGAGATACTGCGTCTTTAGATTTAGATTTAACGCACTACGACGGATTCGCCAAGTTATGGGATAATGACGCGGATTTAAATGTGGCTTACGTATCAACTCCGGCAACTACTATTTCAGCAACGAACGGGTTTGACGTTCTTATCGACGTTGACGACGCAGTTCCGACAATTGTTAAGAGACACAGAAACGCAGCAGGTTACGAAATTATCTGCGGATATGAAACGGCTCAAGCTGCATTAACTCAAATCTACACAGATAAGGACTACTCGGCGAATATTACATTCGACGAGACAGATGGAAGCCTTTCTTTTACTCTACCAACTAGAAACACGGTAGTAAGATCAATTCCTCAGTTAGACGGCACAGATTCAGTTTACGGGGTTTGTTATAACTACATGTACTACGGTACAGATTTGGAAGCAGATAGAGACGGATTTTCTTGGAAGTATTCAGATTACGACGAGAAATTAAGATTCGGCGTAAAATGGAGATCAGGGATTCAATATATTTTCCCTGAGTATTTCACTAGATTGAGATTGACACCAGCATCATAGTATTAACCAAATGAGCAGCCCTTCGGGGCTTGCTCCTTTTAAACTAATTGAATATGTTTAATAAACTTTTAAATCCGCTTGAAATGATTCAGAGAGTTATTACTCTTGATGATTATGATATTCAGTGCGAAGCTGAAAACGGCGGTATCGATCAGGTGCTTGTTGCTCAGGTGTGCGATATTGACTATACAAGTGTGACAATCACGGACAGAGAAATCACGGCTATATCAATGAAAACAGGGAAACAGGCTTACAGATGGACTCCTGATTTAGAACACGCAATGGCGAGCGATAACGGGAATAGATCGTCAGAAAACAACTCATATTTCAGAACACATTCGTTAATGGTTCAATTTACGGATGATGAGGATGTGACGGCTAAACTAGACGAGGATGCTGGGCGCGTGTTTCTTGTTGCTTTTGTTAAATATGCAGTAGCAGAAGGAGAAACAGCAAAATATAAAGCCTTTGGATTCTTTAACGGTCTAAGGCTTACAACTTCAGAGGGTCCAGTTGGACAACTTTACGAAGATTTAAGAGGCCACACGCTTAATTTCGAGGTTAAGGAATTAACCAGAGCATTAAAAATTGACTCGGCAGTTGTTGAGGCTTTACTTGACCCACCAAGTTAGGGTTGAAATTCATAACTAGAGGGGGTGGCGAGTTGTCGCCCCTTTTTTATACCTTTACGTATGGCAAATTTTAAAGTAAAAAAGAAATATTTAGGCGCTACTATCTTTTTAAAAGGATTAGGACAGACAACCGTAGAAGCTCACCACGGCGATTTGTTGGCAAAACATGGTAAATCGTTCATGTTGGAAGGAATAAAACCAGCAAAGAAGCTAAAACCACTTAAAGAAAAGACCAAAAAGGAATTAACAGAGCAGGCTAAAGATTTAGAGGGCTATTCTTCGGACATGACAAAGGATGAACTTATTGAGTTAATAAATGATACTACTCCAAAAAGCAACGGCTAATGTTTTATACGTTCAATGTGACGATATATTAACCTATGCAACGCCGTACTATTATTTTTTATTCACCCATGAGCAAACAGGGGTTGAATATTTAGTAGAATTAAGCAACACAACGAGCGCGAATAAAAGGGTTGACATATTTAACTTGACGTTGCCTACTGATTTAGACCTAGATTTTGGAGAATACGCTCTAAAAATTTACGAATCCGAAACAACAGGAAGCGGAACACTACCAAATGACGCGCTTTTATTGTCAGATTATGCGGTAAAAGTAGAAGCGACATTCACAGCGAATTCAGAATACGAACCAACAGGAACAGACAAGGTTTATAATGGCTAGAAGAAGACGAAGAACACCGGGAACAGCGCAAGCGACTCAAATTTCCTTTTTAGATCAAAAAGGCTCTAACATTCCTACGCCCGTTCAGGAGGTAGACACCAAAGAACACATTATAAAATGGGGTAAGGATAACGAATTCCGCTATTTTATAAACTTTCTATTTAGAAAAAATCCTATTCACTCAGGGATTATCAGAGCAAAGCAACTATTTACTACCTCAGCCGGGATAAGTTACGAAGGAACTCAAACAATGCAGTTTGAAGCCTTTAAAAAGAACAAGAAAAAAACCCATTTAGATAAAGACATTGAACAGATACTCGACGATATTAGTTTGGATTACGAGAAATCGAACCTGTTTTGTTTTAAAGTCATGTTTTCAACGCGTGATTTAGCCAAAGGATTAAAGACCTACAGAAAACTAGAGCGCATACCGTTTGAAAAAATCGCCTTTGAAGTAGAAAAGGACGACGAAGGGAACGAATATTTAAACGGAAACATACAAATTTCAGATGATTGGCTAGACACTAAGGCCGAAAGAAGGTGCTTGAAACCGTATAAGCCCAACGACATGACCCAAGAGGCGTGCTATGTTCTATTCAAAGAGGAAAGCGGACAGTCAATTGATGATGTAAAAGCAACAACAGTCAATCCAGGCGTATATCCAGACCCTCCTTATGGTGGAGCAATTACAGCAATTGACACACTTATTCAAACAATGCTATACCAAAACGCAGAAATCCACAACGGATTCAGTTTAGGTACGCTTATTTACTTGGCAAATGGTAGAATAAGAAACGACAAGAAAAAGAAAGAGCTTGAAGCTGACCTTGGAGCCTCAACAACTGGCCCACTTCAGGCAGGGCGTTCAATGGTTATCTATGGAAACGGCCAAAATGAAAAACCAGTTATTGAGAGTTTGAACGGGAATAATTTACCAGACCGTTATACAAACGTAAAAGAGGGCGCGGAACAATCGACCGTGCAGGGTCATAGCTTCACCTCACCGACTTTAGCAGGAATAAAGACCGAAGGTAGCCTTGGAGACTCAAAAGAGCTTAAAACGGCTTACGCGATATTAAAACAAAACTATATCGCAGGCAGACAGAAAACCATTTTATCAGTTCTTAACTGGATCATGAACGATATAGCAGGGATTGAAGGTAAAATCGTTTTCAATGAACATGAGTTAAAACTCCCAGAGGACGAAGCAACACAACCACAGTTTCAAATCAACATGAATAAGGATGGAAATCCGATTGATGTAATTTTGGAAAGGTTGAAAAAAGCAGGTAGACCAAAATCAGAATTTAATGTTTTGGCTGAAATCTCAATGAGTGACGGCGAAAAAACAAAGGACGATTTAATCAGTCATATTAAAAAGAACTTCGGCGAACTATCAGCCGGTCACATGAAAACTTTGGGACTAATATCTAACGGGGAAGATTTTGACGCAATCCGTAAAGGATTAGGACTAAGCACAAACGAATTAAATAACATTTACAAGGACTTAAAAGCGGCGGAATTAATTACCAAAGCTGGAAACATAACAACCGCAGGAGCCGAACAGGTGGCAATCGCAGACGTTGAGAATATCCAAGTAATGTATGAATATAGATTAAGACCAAACGCCCCAAAATTAGAGCCGGGCGGAAAGTCTCGACCTTTTTGCACTGAGCTTATGGA